GTGGAATCCCCCTGCAAAAAAAACTCGGTCACCGATTTGTTACCGCGTGAGTAGTTGCATTTGCGACAGCTTGCGACGAGGTTGTCCGGGTCATCGAGCCCGCCTTTACTGACCGGGACTATATGATCCACAGTATCGGCGTATTTGTAGCACCACGCACACACCCAGTCATCGCGTTCAAGTATTCGAAGCCTTAGCTTCTTCCAAATTGCAGAGTTAGCCTTGCGCTGTGAGTGCATTGTCATCAATACCACCCCGCTCCAGTTTTTGCCTTGCGTATCTCCCACGCTTTGAGAGCCTTGCAAGGTAGATCGTAGCGATGTTTTATATAGCGAAGTCCCCAATCAATTTGCGTGAATGGGTCTTGTTTTCTTACGCTTGCATTTCGAAGTTGTGGAATACCGTAATGAGATCCATTTTTTGCATTTGGTCTCCAGTTGGATTCTTTTGTCCAGAGCTTTGATAAACACATAAATTGTTTTTCATCTAATAGTCTGGAATGTGCATAGAGTTTATATATTTCAATCTCTTTCGAAGCACTTGCCGCACTGACCTGAGTCGGCTGTAACAAAGTTACACATAGCACGCCCACAAGCACCAATCGCCCGCGCGAGCTATCCGCCTCAGCGGCTCGCTTCGAGCGAGTGGAGCGTAGCCGTGATGTCAAATGATTGTCAAGATTGAGCGTGTTCTTGAGCGTGTCCCACAGGGTGTTAATCATTTGTGGATAACTCCAATTCGATTGATTTTAGGATTTCTTTGCCTAAGTCATAAGGAATCATTGAGCGAGACTTTGCCCCTTTGCGACCTTGTGTGCCAGTTCGTGATCCGCGTGGTGCTGACTCATGACAAGAGTCGCCATTTTTGCAAGGTGGGCGATGTGTCCAATTACTAGGCAAGCCCCACAAATCGGTCGGCTTCATGCGAGTATCTCCATATTGGCAGTAAGTCACAGTGCGACGTGGTAAGTTTTTCATAATTTCTTGTTTTCTTAACATGCCCCGCGGATTTTCAATAATAAATCCTTTTGATGGCTCTAGTCTTTGAATAAGATTGATTGTAAAGCTGACCAAATTCAAAGCTTCTCCAGCTCTTTCATCTTTGGGAGTCCCATCGGCTTTCCAATAAGTTGAACAAGACGCCACACTGAATTTTTGACATGGTGGACTTGCCCAAATGAAATCGGGACGACCATATCGGGGAATGAGCGTTGAAGCGTCAAGCTGTAAAATGTCCCTTTCGTGAGCCTCAAAATCTTCATCGACTTCGACTTTTATCACTTCATGACCAGCGTCTTCAAATGCTTGAGTAGCTGATCCGGTGCCAGCGAAGAAATCAAAGACAATCATTTGGAGCCACCCCACCCAGAGCCCTTGAAAGTCACCATTGGAATCGTCCAAATTCGGCTCATTTCTTGATGGCAACAAAGTGGCGCGTCGATTCCGTTATTGATTGGACTCTCGATGGTTGCAGTCCAGCCGCACTCATCACATTCAAATTCATAGCTTGCCATTGAGCACCCTTTCGTGAACCTCTCTGAGAAGCTGTGCGTCTTGATCCGCGCGCTCCGATTTGGTCATAATCCGATTTTCCAGCATTTCGATTCCGACTACCCCACACCCTAGACATTCAACGCACACGATTCCCACTGGCAAGCGGTCATTGAAGTCGCCAATTAGTTTGTGATCTTGTGTGCTCTTACAAATGCGGCACTTAAATCTGAGTTTTTCCATACGGGCTCTCCAATAGATTTTCAATAGGTTGCAGTGAGTCTTGTGTGACCCACCATGAATTTGTCCGGTCTTGCCGGTAGCGTGGTTTCTTAGCCACTGCCACGGGTATCCACCCGGCTATTCTGTAATTTGGCGATTTGCCTACGACAAGCACTGCAATGTCTTCGGGTCGATCTAAGTCGCTGACGATTAAATGCCCCAGATTCCATCGAGTCCATTTGACTTCGATATTTGTCCCGACATCGGCAAGAGTCTTGTAATTTGTATTTGCAAGATTCTCAATGGGAGTCCCAAAATGTTTTGCCACTGCCATCTCGGCTCCGATAGCTTCGGACTGTTGCAAGACAAATTCCGGAAAGCTCATGCGCTCTTTGTCATGCTGGTAGTTACGTTTTTCGGTAATGCCTAAGAATTGCGGCATGTATCGGATAGCTCTGACAAGACCGATTTCAGCTTGTTTGATGACTTCGCTTTGGTCGAGATCTATGTAGCTCATTTACCCAGACATTCAGCGCAAATGAATAAATGCTCGTCCATGTTGCCATTGTGTAAAGGTTGCGGCTTTTGACAATCATCACAATGAGCCCATTTGCCCTCGACTGGCGCATTTGGCAATCCACCGAGTCTCAAGTAAGAGCCGTCCGCGTAAAAAATGAATGACTCAGCCATTTGGAAGCCACACCCCTTCGCTCACAGAGAAGTGATACCAAATTGTGTCGCATTGGTGGTGCTTCATGGTTTGAGTGCATTTGTAGCCGAAGTATTCTTTTCCGGTTTTGTTTGATGTGCCTTTGAGTTCGACCATCGTGCCATGCTTACAGCTAGGCGGTGCGTCTTGTAACTTGCCCCCTAGTTTTTGCTCAATCTCGGCAATCGCTTCGGCGGCTTTTGGCACTCCGACCCATTCGTCCCATTTATCGTCATCGGCTTTGATTTCTGTAACTTCAACGACTCGTTGCATATCTTGAACCGTTGCGCGATTTACTTCGCTCGGTGTAAGTAAGCCAATTACTCTTCCATAGACCGAAGTCGTGCAGTTTTCGACCCAGTTCAGTTGATTGACTCCGCGATCTGTTCGAATTTCAAATGCGTAATCGACCGCCGCTGGGACGGTCTCTGTGTCGTCCCGATAAGCTTCGGCTCTCATCAAAATGAAGCCCTTGACCACATCAATGTCTTCGATGTAGGCGACAAGTCTCCCGGACGGAAATTCTGACCGAAAGCGTTTTATTCGAGAATTTACATCTTCATAATTTGATAAATCGAAACTCATTTGCGACCAGCTCCAATCTGCATACCGACCGAGCGACCCCGGTGGTAGCCCTCAGATCTACCTTCGCGGAATCCTTTTGAGTAGGCCGCAAGACTGGCCAGTGCGACGATTCCGGCAAGTAGGAGAAGCTCCCAGAGTCCGGAGATGATTTGCATTTCGTTCATTGTTTTGCTCCCGTTTCAGAGAGCGACGTTCGCGCTCCCTAGTTACAGGGTGAGCCATAAGACGGGCAGTGTCAAGAATCCCGCTCAATTTTGGGCGTGTCTTGCACGATTTTTCTTTCCTTATCTTTCAAGCCATTACTTGCCAAAACCCCGCCAAGTGATCCGGTCAAAAAGATTGCCAGTGTTTTGAGTAAGTCAATAAATGCCGCGTCATTTGGAGCCTGTGCGGCGACGGGTTGAGTCACAAAAATCAACGCATAGACAATCCCCAGAGTCACAATAAGGAAGACCACTGACAAGGTCACGCCAATAAACAGGATCAATCGAGCTTTGATTTCTTCCGGCGAATATCTCTGGCGCATTTTTATTCCTTCGGCTTTGGTTTGACTATGTCCCCAAGTAGATCCTCGGTGCAGACTCCAGCGACTTCGCACTCGGGCTTTTGGCACTCGGGATTCTCCCAATTTTCAAAGTCTTGACACGGATAGCGTGTGTAGCCGTCATAGCGTTCACATGCTGAAAGAGCTAGCACCGAAGACAGTGCCAGCCCTAACAGGATAAATCTTTGAATCAATTACTTTGATCGTCCGAAAGCTTGATCTCCCGGATTGAGCCAGCGAAGAATTACTGGCAAGACTGCCGCAATTCCAGCTGACGCGATTGCTTTTGGATCTGTGTTGCCTGTGGCATAAACAGCTATTGCCGCCGCCAAAAATGAGCGAGCCCATGAAGCCGCCATTGCTTTGAAGTTTGTCATTTTTTAACCTTCTCCTTTTTTTTCGGGGTTTGTAGCTTTGGTAGGTCTCCCGAAAACTCGACAAAGTCCGGACGCCCGAAGCTAACAAATAATGAAATGTGACGATCTTTGACCATCACCATTCCGCCATTTGCTTGATTCTTGTCCGAAGTGTTGCCTTCGATTGTCTTGACTGTGTCTTTGTTGACTTCGATGACTCGAGCCACATGCTCCGGCTTTTTGCCACCGCTGAAATTCATAAAGCCCAAATCTCCGACTTTTGGAGTCTTGTGCAATTTGTTCATTTCTTTGTAAGCGAGCTCGCCGCCCGGAGTCCACACAGTGTTCACCACTTTGACGCCAGCTTGCTTCTCGCACCAATTTTGAAAAGAGCCACACCACGGCTTTCCGTCAGCTCTAAAAGCCTTGCCGAATTTCGTGATGTTGTCCGGAGTCTCGACATAGCCAATTTCCGCAATCATAACTTCGAGAAGTTTGGCAAGTGATCCTTTAGGCGATTCCATGTTTATCCCAGCAAAAGCTTCGCTTC